ACAAACGATAATATTGCCCACCAACACCGTTAGGGGTAGATATGATGATTGCTTTGCCACCGGTCGACAGGGTAGGATAGAGACCGGTCCAGATATCTTCAAAATCTCTAATGAATGCTGCCTCGTCTACGATGAGAAGTGACAAAGCTTCGGAACGGCCTGCATCAGGTGAAGTTGGAATTGCGTTAATTTGAGAACCATTATCAAATCTAATTGCCTGTTTAGTTGGTTCAAATTTGGTCAACAACAACCATTTAGGCAAGCCATCTAGCATGATCTTCACTTTTTTAATAAAGTTCATTGCAGTTGACAGCTTGGTTGCAATAACAAGAATATTTTTATCTTTCTTAAAGATCGCAAACCAAACAGCATATGCAGCCGTGATTGTTGAAAGTCCTAGCTGTCGTGATTTAAGAACAATATTGAAACGACTTTCTTCAAAATATTTAACACAATCATCTTGAAAATCATAGGTTTCAAATGGTATAAGGCCCCGCACTGTGTGCTGGATCTTTATGTAATTTTTCATAAAGTAGACCGGATCCTTACCGCATCGGATGATCTCCTTTATTTGTTCATTTCGTGTTAGGGGTTGCGTCATGCTATTTCAAATGACGTCTTTCTACGAATGTATGCGGTCCTCTTTGGATTGTGAACATTGAAGCCGATAATTTCAACAGACGTCGAGGAATTATATTCTTTTGTTGTTAAAGTATTTCCTGACAGGTCTTTGTAAACAGCCTTAACATTCTTTAAAACTTCAGCAATGACGTCTTGTGACTCAGATTCATACATTCGCTTCATTAAAATCATTTCTTTTTCTGAAGCAAAATTGACAATGGCTTGATAAGAGGCGACCAAAACATCGCCAGCCAATGTAAATTTGACAGAGTATGACGCAGTTTTAGGAGTTGAAGTGCGGCCCCATGAAGTGTCAATGGCTTGGCCTAATGCATTGTAATCGATTTTAGGCATAGTATCTCCAGCATTAAATATATACATATCATTCAAAGACAATATGAGGATTAACAAAAAGCCGTTTTTCAACAGCTTTTTCAATTTTTTCTGCATCAGGTCTCCAGCCTTTTAGCCATTCTTCTTTATTTGAGTATGCCCATGTGTCAGCACAACTCATACAACAGCCGAATAGTTTATAAGCTTTTTCATCTTCATTTCTTTTAAAGTTAATTTTACAAACTTCACAAAATAGTGGCATTCCTACTTGCGCAGAATTAAATGATTCTGGTATGATGATTGCATACCCTTTTCGATAAGCAACCTTGCGATTTCTTGGGTATGGTATCCATTCCATTATTCATCCACTCCAAATGTTACTTTAGAATCTTTTTCGTTTTTTGTTATTTCTAACACATGATCAACGATGTCTTTAACACCGTCAACGTGAGTAATGATTAATATTGTTTTAAAATATCTTTTTAGTGAAGTTAGCAATCTGTTGCAGGCCTCGACTGCCGCGTCGTCGAGTGTACCAAATCCTTCATCTACAATAAATACATCAGGTTTTGGAAGAGAAGATATATTGATCATCGCAACCCTAATTGCAAGTGATGCAATAGTTTTTTCCATACCTGAACACAGTTCAACTATTCGACGAGAATCACCATAATTGATGTAAATTTCTGAAGAATCAGAACCTTCATCATTTTCTAACTCAATTGTAAAGTCAACAATACCATGAAGAATTTTTGCAATTTCTGCATTAATAACAGGTAGTTGTGACCTAACAACAATAAGAGGTATTCCTTTTTTAGAAAAAGCACCTGTAACCAATTCATGAACTCTCATCTGCTCGAGAAGTCCATCTCTAGCACTTTTTTCTTCTTGGTACTTTTCTAAGTTTGCAGTTAACTTTCCTTTTTGGGTTGCTGCAGACATCTTTTGTGACGTCAACGAGTCGATGTCTTCAGAAATATTTTCAATATTTGACCTCAAAGAAACCACTTCGGCATTTTCTTCATTTTTTAATGCCTCTTGAAGATGCGTCAATCGTTGTTTTAAAGCCTCTAGTTCTTCTACTTCATCCTTATGCGCCGATTTAAGACGTGTAATTGTTGTTTCTTTCTTAGAAAGATCTAATTGAAGTTTATTCTCTAGTTCAATTAATTTTTCTATTTTTTCTAGCTTATCAACAATATTTTCTTGCTCAAGTTTTTTTAACTCAATACGTGCTTCTTGTAATTTTTCTTTTGCAGATTCGGTTTTTTCTTGTTGTTCTGTAATTTTACCTTTACTAACATGAGCATCTTTTATGAATTTACATGTAGGGAATTCATCTCCACATGGAACTTCATCCAAAATTTTTAGAGATTTTTGATGTTGTTTTAATGTGGTCTCCTCACGATCATGAATATGCTGTAGCATCTGCAAATATGTTTCTAGCTTTTTATAAGCTTCATGGCGTGTTTTTAAAGCATGCAAATCATTTTCTTTTTTTACGATAGCAATTTTTTCTAATTTTTTTGCTGTTTCTAACATTTCAAGTTGCAATGATTTTATTTCATTGAAATGAACAGCAACTTGTTTTTTAAGTGTTTCTACTTGCCTTAAGTGTGATTCAACTTGTGATTTTGTGACAGGAGTAACATCTTTATGCTCTGATAATTCAAGTTGAAGCTGCGATTGCTCACATTGTTTTTCTTTAATCATACAAGTAAGTTCAGCAATTAATTTATCAGATTCCTCAATTGCATGGGAGGTTGACTCAAACAAATTTTGCCAATCTCTATCGGGACAATTTTTTAATTGAGATTTAAGTCCTGCTAGTTCTTTGTTTGCTAACTCGAACATCTTGTCAAAAATGTCAAGATCTAAGAACTTTGACAGTACGGCTCTTCGTTTAGTAGAACCTTGAGATATAAATTGATTAGTTTCTCCTTGCGCAGCAAGGGACGTCATCATAAAATCTTCTTGACTCCCAATAAGAGCTCTAATTACTTTTTCAGTATCATTGCGTTGTTCACCGGCTAAATCGTCTGCTTCACCATCATCTCTAATCTTAAAAACATTTAGTGAAGTTGAAGCATTGATTACGCCTTTTTTATTTTCGCTTTTTACTGTTTGACGCTCAATGACGTAATCCGTACCATTGTGATTAATGATTGCCTTCGATGAACAATAAGGTTTTCTAATGTTGCAAATGTGGATGTTCTTTACTGGTCCTCGATCTGTCGCGTTGAACAATGAGTACATTAGCGTACCAACAATAGAAGATTTACCAACGCGGTTTGGACCAAAGATTCCTACGATTCCATTAAGTTTGTCAAAATTGATTGCGTTGTTCTGTCCATAGGCAAACATATTATCAAATCCCAGGTATCTTAAAGACCATTTGGAGTTTCGAGTGATGTCTTCTTGTGAAGTTACGTTTGAAAGACAATTTTTTACTTGATCTATTATCGTGCTCCACTCAGTCTGCATAATTTGTGTATTTGAGTAGTAGTCTTTAATGAGTTTAAGGAGAACATCGGGATTTCGTAGGTCAGCTTTTTCCAGCAATGAAGAACCTGTTTTAATGACAGATTTGTCAACTATAAAATCAGATTTGAACGTCACTTCTGTCGCAGACTTTGAACTTTTTAAAGTCTCGCTGATCAATCTAAAGTCTTTTTGACCTAGTGCGTCGGATGATCTGATTCTGAATCTTGATCCATCAGGATGAGCTGAAGCTGTCATCAACAAATCTGTCGTTGAACCGTTCCATTGAATAGTAACATATGGCTTTGGATTTGGAAGTTTTCTAAAACTAACATCCCACGTTCTTTGATCGTCAATGTTCCATAACAAATAACCATGGTCAAGTTCTTCAGCATAATTTTGCTGTACAGGTGTACCTGGATATGAAATCCATGGCTTCATTTTGCCATTAAGAGATTCACGGTATCCAAGATGCTGCATCTGATGTATGTCACCAAGAAGAACAAAAGGATAATCACTAAAGAAATCTATCTTCATTCCTTCCATTTCCCATCCAACCTCGGTTTTAGAACCTTGAACGGGACCATGGTAGCAGGCGATGTTTACTTTACCTGGTTGTGGTTGAACAGTTGGCCAGCCTTCTTCGTCAAAAAGAGAATAGACACACCAAATATAGCCTGGCTGAAATTCGTAGACTCCACTTTTTTTATAAAGGTGAATATTAGGATTGTTAAGAGCTTGAACGATAGGTGAAACAGCGTCTTGTCGCGACAAATTAATAAGATTGCCGTCATGATTTCCTAGTGTTAGGTGCACTGGCGCGACGGTGGCCATCGAATCCAGCCACCACGTAAGTTGGTCGATGTACTCAGGAGAAATACCTGTAGTTTTTGTATGAAAAATATCGCCACCGATGAAAATATGATCTACTTTATTCTTCTTGCAATCTTTGATAAATGCAGAAAAAATATCTCGATACTCATCATGTCTACTTAATCCACGCCAATGTATATCGGCAGTATGGGCAATCTTAACCATTAATACAAGAATACATCAAATTGTCTAATTGTTCAAATTATATGGCTGCAACTGCACGACCTGCAGCAGCAGCAGATACAGCACCGATTTCAGCGGCCCTGACAATCTTTGCGACCTCTTCGGCACCTCTGACAAGTTCGACGCCTTTGACCGCGGTCGCACCACCTTCAACAAATCCTAATAAAGAAGCACCAGCTTTTAAAACGCCAACAAGCCCATTAATTGCAAAATAAATTAGCAAAGCCTTATAAACCAAGCCTTCGGTTTTTTTGCGAGCGCCTGTTTTGTCTGCATCGGCTTTAAAGTCTTCATAAGACAGTAAGTCTTGTTTATTAGACACATGATATCCTTTTTTATTAAGAAATTTATAAATTTCATATGAAAGTCTATCAGGTATCACGTAGTCAACAACTTTCTCTTCAAATGCATGAGCGATGTGTTCTGCCTTTTCAAAAAGCGCAGCTGATTTTGGTGCTTTAAGATATTGCGCTAATATCATCAATCCTTTAAACAACAATGGCATACCACCCACAATCGCCAAACCAAATCCAAAGAGGGTTTCAGGTCCCATTTCTTTTAGAATTTTTTGTTGACGAATATATTCATTAGTCGCCAAGATGGAATAGGCCTCGCCGAGTCCTTTGCCTGTTTGCAATTTCTTTGCTGCATCTTTGACAGGACCTTCAAGATCCTCTTGAACGGCAGCCATTGCCGCATCTTTGTCAAGGCTCTTCGCGATTTTTAAAGTGTCATTAAGCGGTAACGACTCGCCTGACTCGGCCATACCTTGTTTAATTGCAGACATTACCAAATCTAAATCTGCTGATTTTTGTGATAAAGATTTTATTTTTTCGTTAATAGTGTTAGCCCATTCTGCAGCAGCAGATTTAAATTTTTCACTAACGTAATTTGAAAGCTTTTTAACACCATCTTTGACATCGTCCCAAAGGCCTTCTTCAAGTAGATATTTTCTTTCAATTTCTTCTTGAATAATTTGGCGAAGACGAGCTTCGGATATCACATTTGCATAAATGATATTTTTCATCACAACTAAATATTATAATCTAAAGCTAATTTCCATAGCTTTTTTTAATCGATCAGAGAACATATCATTCCAGTCAAACGCGGTTGCTTCTGACAGCGCTTTTTCAAACTCTCCTTTGGACATGTTACCAGGATCTCCCCACGGTCTCACATCAACGACGACGACATCGATGTTATACTCTTGAATTTTCTTTACAATCTTAGGCATTTTCTTATGCCACATGTCACCATCAAGTGCAAGAGCAACTGGTGTGTTATGAAGCAAAATTTTGTTGAAGATTTCGTGGCGTTCGTCAAGGTCTGATCCAAGAAGTGCTGTAGAATTTTCTGGGCATTTGACAAGATCAAACGGGCCTTCACAAAGCACAATTCTTTTTGACCAATCTATGCTGATCTCATTGAAGACGATTGGATTCTTGTCGACGTCTGGGTTGTCGTACTTTGGTTTTCTATCTTTATCTATTGCACGTGCGGCAAAGTAATTTAGATTTCCTTCTGCATCGAATGATGGCATGATTACTCTACGCTTCCACCTAGGATCATCAGAGATACCAAATTTAAAGTACCATGCATCACGGTCTGTTAGGCCGCGTGAATAAACATACCTCCAAGCAGCTTTGACATCTGGGTCCATGTCACTCGCTAGAGTTAATAGACGAAAATCTTTTGGAAGTTGTATTTTTTGCTGAATTTCTTCTTCTACAATAAGTGGTTTAGGATTGTCTCCAACAAATCCACGATATGCGGCCAATTGTTCCTGCGTTCCATATTTTCGCAATAAAGGAACAAGGCTACGTGCTTTCCATCCGCATGTCCAACAGTGGCACTTACAAGAAGGTAGAAGAATAGATAATTTCTTTTTTTGTGGATCAGAAGGATTACAAATGGGACATCTAACGTCAAAATTATTGTTTTTAGACAATCGTCCTTTACCAAAAGCTGATTCAATCAGATTGACTAGGCTCGTTAACGATAACACTTAAAGATGCTTCCCCTTTCTTTTCTTTCGGCCTTTTTGAAGCCCTAATCCTATTTGATTCTGCGTTTTTCTTTTTGCTTCTTCAGGTTGAGGTTTACCGTATGCCGGATTTTTTGATCTTAACTTAGCTTGTCGACATTTTTCAATTTCTTCAGTAGATTTCTTTCTTCCTGTATGAAGCTTAATTAGTTTTTCAAAGGACCGGATATCATTACTGCTCGAGCTATCACATAAGAATCCGTAGCATCACGACTCCAGTCTACGGCAGAACCGTTCTTTTTTGTTGGCCATTGAACATGCTTTAAATCATTTTCTGACATGTATTTGAATACCTGTTCTTTACCTGACATTCCGGCCACTGCCGTCTTCTGCATCTTAATTCCACAAAGTTTTCGAGCAGAAGATGATGCGATATATTGTGGATCTACTTTGAATATTTCTCTAGAAATATAAGACACGATTCCATTGAATCTCATTAAAGTTGTAATGGTTGCTGCTGAAGACATACCTGTTCTAAATCCCATGAGAGGTTCTTCTAATGCGACTTCATAATTACCTGGATATTTTTTAAAAAGATCAGCTAATTCACTTGCAACGATGTCTGTTTTGTCCCATAGCGTCTTGCACTTTTTAAATTCAATTCTATCCAAATATTTTATGTGAGAACCTTGTTCATCAGCATTAACAGCAGGATTTAGAATGCAAACACCCGTCACTGATGTCGACACATCCAAACCAAGTATTAGATGATTCACAATGCCATTATTCTTAATGCTAGTTTGTCTTTAGTAAAATATGATTAAAGCAACCCCATGTCTTTTAATTCTATTTCTGTAATTATTTTATAATCAACCTGGTGTTTTGCACACCATTCGACAGCTGCTTTAATTTTTTTTACAATTGTCGCCTGAGATAGTTTTCTAGATGGTTTTATCTCTATGACTTGTTTTCGACCATCTTTGTATTCTACCTGAAAATCAGGATAATACTTTCTAATCTTCTTGGTTTTTTGATTTGAAATATATTCAATTACAAGTTTTTCATATGACCATATTGAAACATCAGGATTCGAATCAAGATGTTCCATATATTTTAATTCCCAACCTGAGCGATATTTGCATTGACCTGCAATTGGTGAATTATGAACGCCGCGATTGTAATGACCTTTTCTTTTTTTTCTGCGCTTCTTCGGCATTTGCGTGCATCACCAATCAAAAGCTATTTTAAATAGTAGCTTTTCTCGTTCTCTTTTCATTACAGGCTGTGCTAATGTCGCTTTTGCGATTACATTTAAATTTTCATCATGAAAATTTATATTTGAGATGTATAAAAAGGAATCAATGTCCAATGGATCGGCCGAAGCGCTTATTGAATTTTTTATTAAAGCATATGATTCATTTGATGATGAATTTAGAAGACCTGCAGGTGCCAAAATTTCATATTTTGTTGAAAATAATTTACGCTCACCTTTAAAAGTCATTTCATACCCATCTTTTCCAAAGAAGTAAAGATGAGGGCTCTTTATTAAAACAATTCCTTCATCATAAAAAATATTTCCGATACTATTGAACCTATCATGAGGCGTCAGCGCATCTGCACGATATAGATTTCCTGCGCCGTCGTCTTTTATTGTAATAGAAATGCTGCCCGCGGAGCCGGACATCGAAGAATCAGTCAGCGTAAAAGAATTTGGCAGTATTCTACTGCCATAAAATAAGTTACTAATATCAAAAAATGTAACTTGGTCAGACGATGGATCTTTTAATCTTTGAAAGATAGTCAAAGGTGCGCCTGAAACATTTCCACCTGCTGCAGAGTAATTTGAAAATGCAAGACCTGGGGGTAAACCCGGTTCTTCGGGCGAAAATCCAATAAGTTCTTTAATAAAATTGGAACCTGATGGATCGAAAGTTTTTCCTACAAGAAGTGATGATGTGCTGACTAAATTATCTAAATTAATGATGCTTCTGTTAACTCGATTGAGAGGATCTCTATACTTTGTAGAATTTTCATCTGAAATCCAATCATAATTTGGATAAAATCCACCATCATCACATGGAAGTATTGATAAATTTCTTTTTTTGACAAACGAATTTTGATACAGCATATTATTTGCTGTCGTGGCCGTTGTCGTGTAATCTATGACTGTTCCTGTTAAATGATGCAATCGAGGATAGTTGTTATTTGCAAAATCTTTTGTAAAGTTTTCTAAATTAATATAGTGCCCTGCAACAGAATACGCCATGCCTACATTAAAAGGATCATCTGATGTTCCATCGACTTCTTGGAATGGCGTAAATAGTACACCACCGTGTGTTCCAACGAACCGTCTTATTGGTGAACTTTTTGTAAAAAATGGCGGACAATAAAACGCAATTGATGATGTATTAATTGCAGACAAACCACTGCCTGATGTCTGAAATATTTCAGCATTCGACATGTATGTTCTTTTTATTGTTAGCTCGTGCAATTCTGCTTTTAATGGATGATTAAATGCAAAGCTTGAAGGATCGCCGCCTACTCCTGATGTATCAATTAATTCTTGAAGACCTTCTCTTTCAGCAACAACATCATTAAAAAATAATAGCTGACTTTGTGTCGATGTATTTTTATTTATTCCTTCATAATAATTTCCAACGCACAAAACCCTGGGTTCACTACTACCTGCGAAGATTCTTGGCATAATTGTGCCTGATGGAATTACAAATTTTCCAACGTCTACACCGTCTACATTAAATGATCCTGTGCCTGCGTTAATTAAATTTGTGCCCCATCTAACGACCACACGATGCCAATTGTTGTATCGTAAACTATTGTCATCTGACAAAAATATTAAGTCATTAGGATACGTGCCTGGCGTTGCTAATGATGGTGAAATGTCAGCGCTGTGGCTAAGTTGCAATTGTAATCTAAACCCTGTTGGTAAACCATTTTCATCTTTTGATGATCCTGTTACAATTGACAATGCGTAGCTAGAAGACAAATGAAATATTGTTCCTGCTTTAAAATGTCCACTGTCAATTGAGTCTTCTTTGTATCGAGGATTAATTCTAAAATCAAAAGAAAGTGGTCCTGACAATGCATAAGTACCTGAAACATATCCTTCATGCACAGGCAGCGATGTATTGTCGATAGATGGATACAACATTACTGACGATGTGACAATTCCTGGCGCTGTGAAAAAATTTAACGTATTGTAATTAGTATATCCCCATCCTGCCGTAGGATATGAATGATAATAGTATGGCATTAATATTTCTTTTACATTCAATTTTCTTAAGGTGTTTGAAGTAAAAGTTGGTGAAGGTGTGAATCTAATTACGTTTATTTGTTTTTGTCTTTTTGGTGATATAGATTTTGCATTAATTTTGTCAAGATATTGACGCATTGCAAATTCACAATTACCATTACCGGCTGGTTTTTTCTCCAGCGCAAAAATTGATTTTATAGAATTTCTAAAATTTTCAAGTGAATCTTCTGAAGCATATGATGTGTCTTCTAAAGATTCTACTTCTTTTTCAATTTTTGAAACTCTGGCGAAAACTGGCATTGCACCTGTCACGCCTAATGATGAAGAAATATACGTTGTTTTTGGATTAATTAAAACAGTAAAAAATTCTACATCATCACCGCTAACAGGTAATATTGCCATTTGTCATTCCAATATTTTTTAGAAGTCAAGTCTAACTCTGAATGTTAAGTCTCGCTCTGGACTTTTCTCAACAGGTCTACTTAGCTTCGCAACAGCTAAAAGATTATTATTTCCATCATATAATCCTACAGTTGTTATGTAAGTAAAAGTATCTTGTACTCCTTCTTGACCCTCATCAATTACAACTATTCTTTCATTTGCGTCAACGAACGTAGGATTGGATGAGTAATTGAATTCGTCTGCAGGCGCTCTGCAGTAGATAAGCGTACTGTTGATATTCGTAATATTTTGGAAAGTAATTGCTGTAAAGGAACCTGAACTGAATCGGGTTGCGCAAACATGATCCAATATATTGTCTATGCTGCCTGACATAATAAAATCAGGTATAAATTTTGCTGTTCTCGATGTTTGCGTGTCAGAATTGCCTAAGATGGTTGTACCTGTTGGGCTCATTGCATCAATTGTACCTGACATGAACTGACTTGCCGATGTAATCTTTGCCAAATCTAACACAGCAATGCCTGCATCATAGAACAATAAACCTACTCGTCGACTAGTGTCTGAAGAATCAACAATTGTTCCATACCTACTACCACCCTGTGTGAACACCTGATTACTTGAACCAATATCTGTGAATATCTTTGAGCCTGATATTGAAGTTGAATTTAAATTTGGTACTCCAAAGCTGTCCGTCGACGTCCTCGGTGCTGCTTCGGTATTTTTGCCGCTTAATTTTGAAACGAATGATGCAGATTGAAAAAATTTTATTGCAAAAGTTTCATTTTTTATTTGATCTCTTGAAAATAATCTTTTAAAAGCTAAAAACAACGCAGCGTCAATTGTGTCTTGCGTAACCCCCGTCTGCGCTTCAAGAGGCACTTTAAATTCTGCATTACCATTTCCTAACAGCGTTTGAGCAAACTGCCTGTAGATCTCACCTTTTTCACGTGCCATTAGTGAGCTGCTAGCAAATAACATTTTACCTGATGCGTCTGTTCCTGTGGAAGCAACGTCTAATACGCCTCCGTCAAAATCAGGTGCTAATCCAACAGTTATATCAAAAATTGGATTAGCAGTTTGTAATGTAAAATCTTGATCATAAACAGTTTGGAAAAGTGAAGAAGTAACGCCAGGTCCAACTCCACCTGTAACGAAATGTTGATACTTCCTTCTAGACGTAGAACCGCTGATGTCCTCTTGAAGCACATCTATCAGCTGATTTAGAAAAGATTTTGCTGTTTTTTTATCAGTGGATGATAATTCTCGAAACGTTGCCATGAGGTATTTTCCTTAATTTATCAGGTTTGATTAATTTCTACAGGAATTGTTAATGCAAGACCTGAATTTTGTCCTACAATTTTCACTGAAGTTGAAATTTGAAATACGGTTCTGCCACCTGAGGTTACCTGCCTACCGTATGTAGCAAATGCATTACTGGCAATTGATTTTGCAAACAGTGTAAAGCTTACTTGTCGTGATGTGTTTGTTAAATTGCTTGCATTTATAACTGTATGTGCTGTCCTTAAAGCATCTTGTGAAACTTGACCTGGGATATTATTTTGACTATTAATTGTTAAGAATAAAGAAGGATAATATAGGTCAAAGCTTGCATCAGCAATGTTAGAATCCAATTCTGTTGTTGAATCTGAAGAAGCTTGCTTTTCTGTAACTGTAACAATTTTATTATTTTGAGGCTTTATTGTAACAGCTCCATTTTTATTTTCAGAAATTAATTCTAACAAAGGTAGATAAACTAAAGGAGATGGAATAGAAATTAATTTGTGTTTTAATGCTAAATTTTGATTTGTTAATGCTTCAAAAACAGGCGTATTCTTTTCTATTTTTTCTCGACCAATGGTTCTACCATATTTTGTAATAATTCCATAATTGACCTCATCGTCTCCTAAAGAAAATTTAACAATATTAAAAGAACCATTGTTTCGTGCCAATGCTTCACGACCATAATCAGTTAGCACAGCGTCCATTATTATATTATTCGTTGAATTATCTAACCAACCCATCTATCATTCCTCCGACAATTATACTTACATACGTATAAACAATAAAAAAAACTGCCAATAATTATTGCTGTTATCTCGTAAGGCCTTGAGGATCATCAATTACAATCTTTAATTGATCAGATTTTTGATTCTGAACATTTATGAATTGAAGTTTATAATAACAATCAACTTGGCCGCCATCTTGTTTCGTATATACAATCTTCTTTAATCCTTTGTCTTGATTGTATGTTATTTTAAAATACTCTGGCATAAAATATATCTTTAATTTTTGCGATGACATGCCTGACACCTGGATCACATCCTTAAATAAATCTGCAGTCAGTAACAAATTGGGATATGGTCGTGGAGCGCCTGGTTCGCTTATCATTCTTTTTATTAATTGATTTTTAAAAAAATCGAATGATATTTCATACTGCGCGCTATAATTTGAAATGAAGCCATGCGCGTCGACGCTAGCAAGGGCATAAATGTACTTTGAAGAAGTCAATGTTTCACTATTAATCCTGAATTCAGGATCTAAATAGTTGTACGTAGGTATTGTTACGTATTTAACAAAAGATAAATTTTCTTTTGTCATATCTAGATTATTGCCATCTATAATTTCACCTGTAGTTGCTTTTGTTGCAGAAAAATCAAAGCACTGTTGTTCAAGCAATTCAAAAGGTTCATTTATTGATTTCCTTCTAAGTATTTGAAATTGTTTAATGTCTCTCTGGGAATTAAATGGCATTTGCCACTTAACAAAAAATTGATTATTCTTATAGTCCCATATAAAATCTAATTCCACAGGATGCGGCGGCGGTGAATCTTCAACACAATCTATTGTCGTTGTTATTGGCTTGCCCGCACAATAATATGTGCATTCATTTGTTCTTAAATCATTAAGAACTGATGGCATTCTTATTTTTGCAACAGCTCTCATGACATACAAATAAGCCGTGCCATATTTGACGTTAAAATCAATAAAAGATTTTGTATTTTCATCTTCTATGTAGATTGTTTTATCTTTTGAATATGCATCATTAACGAATTCGTATCTGTCAATGATATAACCTGTCACTTCCACTTTCTTTGTAGCGTCTGGAAATTCTTTTACTGTTGGTCCAATACTAACAGGACGTAATTCTACGTCGTCCCAACCAGGTAAACCTATTTTAAAATTGCGTGAATTAAGTTGAGAAACTATGCCGTCAGGTAATTGCATCATATCAAATACGTCTGCAATATATGAATTGTTAATTTGTGAATAAATTTTAATATTTTTTTCAATCAATTTAGCAAAGTTGTCTTTATTTTTTTTATTATCTTCATTAAAAAATTTGTAGCCTAAAACTGATTCAGGTCTATCTACAAATTTTTCTATTGCTGTAATTGAGTTTTTAATTTCATCTCTTAACTTTTCAACATCGGGTTTTTCAGGCGATTCTTCATAACCCTTTATTAAATCACTAATAAAATCTTCTAATATTGTTGCTTGACTTAATCCTGCTTCGCTCAGGAGTAAACCTTCAGCACTTTTATTGACATCTTCAACAGCGTTTGCAAAAATATCATAGCTCGTAAAGTTGTAAGGCGTGTATTTTGATGAAACAAGATTGTCGTGTGTAAAAATTTTTTTATGATTTTCTTGAATGCTTGCGTCTTGAATTTTGTGTGGTGGCTTTTTATTCTTAAGTATTTCAGAGGTCGTGTCAGTTGTATCATTGACGGTTTTGTTGTCTTGAGAAAAATCGCCAGTTGTCCACGATAGCTCAACATACCGTGGTACACGTTTAGAAGCATTGATGATGTTAAAATCATTTTTTGCAATTGTAGACTTTTTATAAACGTTTGGAATTACAGGGTCTTCGTTTGTTGTTTCATCTGTAATATAAAAATTGTAAAAAAACTTACTGGAAAAAATTTTTAAAATTTTTGAAACGTTAATAAAATGTATTGGGTTGGAAAGATATGATTTTGCTGACATAAGCCTAACTCACGCTAGTACTTCTAATTCTACATAGTAACTATTAAATTCTGTTTCTGTATTAGCAGTTGCTGATCTTTGATAATAGATCTCTGCAGTTGTATCGTCGCTATTTTGTGATAAACTGTCAAGTCCTTTTGACTGCTTATCTTTTTTCTTTGTTTTATAAATGATTCCTAATTTTGTGTAGTACTCGATGGGATCTATGCTATAGATCGGTAAAATGGTTGAAACAGGACTCATATGCATTGTTGTTTCTATATCAATTTGAAAATCATCAGGATCAAATGCAATATGAAAAACTCTATCAAACTTTTTTGGCGCAATTAAAGATTTTTTAATTTCCTCTGTATTTAAGAAAAGAGTATTTTTTAAATAATCGAGTGAGCCATTGGTATTTGCAATATTTTGCATTGAAAGCATTGAACTATTAATTGTTTTTATTTTAGGCTTGTATAAATAAAATATGTGTTCATCAAAAGATGCGCCTGTTGTAAACTTTAGATACTCTTCTAAAAATAAACTATTTTTATGGTTTTCTATTAATTGCGATATTTGAGCAGTTGTTAAATTATTTGAGTATCTTAATTTTTCTCTGTCAATATCATTCACATTTTCAACAAATATGTTAGAAGTATCTTGCAAATTATTTTCTAAATTAAAGAATGGAAAATAACTTGGTTCTTCATTTTCATAGATAGGTTGTTGATTTTCAGTGTTTAATGGTGGTGTAGCTGTAAGCGGTGTTGAGGAAGGCAATTTTTGTTTTAAATAAGAATTTAATTCTCTTGTTGGGAATTTTTTTAAATCAAAAATAAATTTTTGTGGTTTGTGAATTAAAGCTGGTCGTAAGTGATCAACCAGGTAAACATTAATCGACACTATGTCATGTGAATCGAATGAACTTTGCAGTGTTTTTGCATTGATGGGTCTCTGCAATCTTTGATATAATTTTTGTGGAATTCCAACAGATAAAATCTTTAAATTATTTGCATATGGCTCTTTGAAAGGTGGCTTTTTTAAATAATTTTTTAATAAAAAATTCCATGAAGCCAAATGTAAATCTTCAATTGGAAGAAGATTATTTAAAGTTCGCTGATCTTCTTCTTGTAAAGAAGTAAAGTAAGGAACAAGAGTTGTTAACTTTGAATTATAAACTGTCGATAATCTTTCTTTGACATAACTTAGTTTATTTCTTATAAGATTAAGTTGTTCAATGTTTAATACCTGCCGTGACAATTTTTGATCATTATCTAATAGCAATGCAATTGGCACATACGCTGATTGATAAAAATTTCCATTTGTATCAATATTGTTAATGAATGTAGACAGTTTGTTGTTCAAAATTGTTAAGTAACAAGTAAACCATGATGCCATTTTCTTTATTGCAAGATTTTCATTCCAAATTTTACTTTCGGCATCTAAAATTACATTATCATATTCAAAATTATTGAATGTTTTATTGCCACCGCTTGAGTCTGAAGGTGAGATTGTGTTTGTCGTTGTTTCTGTAAAAGATTCTACGCTTACAACTGGTTGTCTTGTTTTAGAAATTAAAAATGTAGAATTTGAATCAATCAAATTTACAATAGTTTCATAATTGCACTCTTTAGACATCAAACAGCATAGAAAAAACAATAGTGTCATGATTGATTCTTTTTGTACAGATGAGTAAAAGCTTCTTGTTATATCACCTCCCAAGCGAAACGGATTAGCTACATAAGATTCATCTGCATCATCTGGGTCGGCCTTCATTAATTCTAAAGAAATAGATGCAAGTAGCATAGCTATTCTATTTAATACAGTAAAGGGACTGCCACCAACTGTATCCGCCATTCGATGTGCTATGTCTACTCTTATACCTTTGTTTGATCCCTTGTTGACGCTAAAATAAAGAATAAAATAATCTTTTATTTCACCCATTATTTTTTTGATTACACCGCTGTCGTTAATTTGCGCACCTTGATTTGTTTTTATATAAGTGTCTACCTTGCTTAACACATACATGTAAAGTAGAGTTAATAAATTGTCATTGTTGTAAGTTTTTTCAATATTTTCAAGTGCAAATGAAATTAAAATAGGACTAATGTCATTGTTTTTAGTCACGTCAGAAGGCTCACCATACCTTGTTAATTTTTCTGACAGTAATTGCTTTTCTATAAATCTTAGTAATTGAATAGGATTTCTTATAATTTGATTTATATTTTTATAACTTAATTCATTTTTTTCTTTTTCATTTTCTTCTTTTTCATTTTCTTCTTTTTTATTTTCATCGAATACCGAGGCCACGAGGACAGACAGTTCAGGAGCGTTTGCGCTGCTCGCATAAACAATATCAAATTTTTGCCTGGGTTTGATTAACTTGCTAAACAAAAACTGTGAATCAAAATCATTATCAGAAAAAATATCTTTTAATGAATCTACAGCACGTTTTACACTGTCATTTAAAAGAGTCACACGACTAGTATTGAACATACTGTTCGCGTCATCTCCAATAGCACTTTCAATGTAATATCGAGTGCCAGGCGTTAAAATTGCATTTCTCCAAACGTTTTCGTCTGATTGAATGGTGTCATTGATGTAAGAATTTTCGAAAGTTAATATTTCGATTTGTTTGCCAGCATTGACGATACTTTGTGCAATGCCTGTAAGATTTGAAGCATTATAATTGTTTTTTGGAATTTCAGTTATGTCTTTTCCTGTTTTTCCTATAACATAATTCCAAAAAATTATGTTATTAAATGTACTCAATTGTTGTGTTGGATAATTGTAGTTTCCGATGACCGATGAATTGCTATACGCTAATCTTCTTAATGATGAAGAATATCTTAATTCTTTTGCAATTATATAACTTAATCTAGCGATATTTTTTGATCTTAATTCGGGTGTTTCTCCCAAAAAATTTTGCATTGGTTGATTAAAAATCGAATATTGTTTGGTAGAAAAAATGTTATTTAATGCAATTTTTAAAGAATAAAATATATCATCATTTGATAGATCAGAATTGCCTGCAAAGAGTGCACGAGAATACATCTGCCTGTCATTAAACATTAATTTATTTGTTCTAGACACAGGATCTTGAATTGTATATGAATTACTTTTATAATTCTGTAATGATGAATCTTCAGGATCAATGACAAATAAAGCATCGTCCGATGATGTGCCTCTTTGTAACGCTTCTCTAAATTCGAGGCACATCTGCAACCATGTCTTTGTTGCGGACCAATTTTTCCACGTTGCCTCAGGAACATTTGTTATTTCACTAATTGTTGAAATATTTTTTAAATCATCTGGTATTTTTAATATACTCGTGTTTTCTGAAAAATCAATTTTAAAGTTGAGTGAATTTTTTGTGTCTTCAACACTTGCAACTAAAGTCGTAACATTTTTTTCTATTGAATCACAAAAATTGAAAACC